CCTGTCTTTGAGCAGGAAGTTGTTGGTATCATCAGTGGTCTTGTACCACAGAACTACAAGATGCTAACCAAGGGTGACGGTATCAGTGAAGAAGATAGTTGTTTGTCTATTGTTAAATCTAACTACCGTGTCGTAGAGAACGAAGAAGTTCTATTACCCTTGCAAGAACAGATGGTCAATCACTTTGATCCTTCAGTCTTAGAGGACATACATATCAAAGATCATATCACCAAGAATGGTGCAGTCTGCTATGCAGAGTACGTTCTACCTAAGATGAAACGTACTGTTGAAACTAAAACAGGACACAGTACTGACATTGGCCTACGGTACATCATGAAGAATACCTTTGATGGTTCTTCTTCTGTTGTCTTCTATGGTGGAGTGATTGATTTCTTCTGCACAAATGGGCAGATCAACGGACAGTTTGATGTAGCACGCAAGCGTCACACCAAGAACTTCCAAGTCGATGGGTTTATTCAGGCATTCGATGACAGCATTGAGCGTCACAAACATGTCGTCAATCAGTATCAGCAGTGGGCAGACACTCGTATCTGGGACAGTCGCAAGGTTATGCATCTGTTCCGCAATCTCACCACTGGTACGGTAGATGATCCTAAGAAGCGCAATGGCTTGGCAGATCGTTTATTCAGCCAGTACCTTGACGAGGTACAGACACGTGGCAAGAATGTATTCTCAGTTGTGTCAGCTATGACCCACTATGCCAGCCACGGTGATGACGGTCGCTTCGACTTGACTAAGGCAGGTGATAATGGTACACTGTTCAAGCGTCAAGAACAGGTAAGCAAGTGGCTTGGTAGCAAGGTGTTTGCTGACTATCTTGAAGTAGCATAACAACAAATAGAAAGGATAGTAATATGGTTTATGATTACAAAGACCACACAGAGATTCCAAGTTATATGCGTGCATATCTCATGGATATTGTAGATGCTGACTACTTGGAAGAGGTAGACATTGAAGATATCAATGACTTTCTCAATGGTCTTGAAGAGTGGGAAAATGAACATCAGTTTGAAGTTCCTTCCTACTTAAACCACATCCACTAAGTTGTTATAATGGGACAGGTTTACTACACCAGTGTAGTAGACTTGTCCCTAGTTTATTAGGGACAGAGGAAACTAATATGTGGACATATAAATGTAATGTTGGTGAATATGTAGAGAGTAGTTTATTTAATCTTCTTTATGTAATATTCATGCACAGATTTAGTCACCTGTTAAGAGGTGAAGGTTTTAGAGATTAAAAAGGTGAAGTTATATACAAGTGATGAAGACTTTGATCTGTTGCATTTAGCAGTAGATAAAGCAAGAAAGAATGCAAGGGAAATAAAAGTACCTAGACAATCTCTTATGAATATGTTAATGGATCATGCAAACTTTATCAGTGTCGTCAAGCAGCACGGTGAAGATGTAGAATATCCAACAGACTGAAAGGAACTATTATGCTTGTTAAAGAAATGCCAAGGCGGGTTGCACGTATCCAACTTGAAATACATAATGATGGATTGTATGTTGCAGTGTATGATCATGAAGATGATCAAGGCTTGAGAACTTTATTTAAAGTTGCTCTTGAAGATTTAGTAAAAGATTGTCTGTCTGATCCAAGCCTAATGATAAAACAATTATCCTCTGATTTAATATTTGAATTAGATTGTCTTATAAATTATATTGATTCTCTTAGAAAGAAAAAGATGTGTGAACGAGATATTGAACCGGACTTTCCTGACTCTGGATTTACGGACAGCTTCTAATGTTGTTAGATAACATCAAACAATTTGCAGAAGAAATATCTAAAGTAGAATTAAATCATCTTGATCCTATGAGAGTACGTATATTCTTATCTGGATTAATTGAAGAAGAAGAAATGAGAATGAGTAGATACACAACAGGAGTTATACCTAGCTTGGTAAAAGAACTAAATGATTTATTAGACTTGGTAAATGACATTGAACCTGCAAGTAAACTACATCATGATGATTTATTTGAGATTGCAAAAGGTATAACAACCATACGAGATAAGATTGTCGAGGAGTTTTTGTCATGACAACAGAAGTATTTATCTTGAAGAAAGAAGTTAAGATATTAAATGAACAACTGTACAAACAATATAAAAGAACAAAAGAACTTAAAGAACAGGTAGACTATTTGAAAGATAAATTATCTGCGGCAGAAGCAAAGCTAGAAGAATTTTCTGAAAGAAAACTAAATGCAAACTGAACTTATATCTTGTCTTGGTACTGACCTAACTGTGGTAAACGCTGCACGTGTATCCTTTGACAAGGAGAGTGATTGGGAAGTAAACCATAGTGTTCGTAGAGAACTATCATCAAAGGACACTGCGTTGATACGTTACCTTGCCAAACACAATCACTTCACACCGTTCACACATTGTATGATAACATTACGTGAAACTATTCCTATATTTGTTGCAAGGCAAAGG